TTGTTCCCTTTTTTCCCGAAAATGGAAAGATTGTGCATTATGAGGAGTAATTGTGGATGACCTGAAAAAGTCGGGCGAGATCGTAAGGCTTCGGGCGGCTTCGGATTTAGGAGGTGTGACAACTCCGCGAATTCATACGCCTTTGAATGATTTAGGCTCAAAAGGTGAGGAATTTATACAATTCTGCGAGCGCATAGGCCATCCGCTCTTGCCCTGGCAACAATGGTTGGCCCATCACTCGTTAAAAGTGTATGAAGATGGAACTTGGTGTCACCCAATAATTGGATGCATCCTTGCGAGGCAGAATGGCAAAAGCACATTTATGGCGCTTCAAATCTTATGGCGCATTTATGATCTAGGCGAAAAACTGCAAGTCCATACCGCGCACAAACTAACAACCTCATCGGAAATCTTTTACAAAATTGACACAATGATTCAGCAAGTTCCAGAGTTAAAAAAGGAATTTGTTAAGAAGTTGGAAAGTAAAGGATTTCAAGAATTATTATTCACAGAGGGTCGAAGATACATAGTCCGGGCCAATAACTCGGCAGGTCGAGGAATTGCTGCACCATCTAGCATCCATTTGGATGAGGTTAGAGAATATCGAGATGAAGAAGTTTGGGCTGCCTTGCGTTATACCCAAATGGCAAGTCCAAATCCTCAAACTTGGATTTATAGCAATATGGGCGACAAATCGGCAATTGTGTTGAACAAACTGCGAGATCGCGCAATCGCTGCAAGTCAAGGTGTCAAAGATTCAATCGGTTGGTTTGAATGGTCTGCGCCGCCTGATATCAAATTTGATGGAAGTGCCAAATTCTGGATGGGTGTTGCGCAGGCCAATCCTTCTCTTGGTTATACAATTAGCGCTCGCAATATCGAAGCGGTCTTGTCAGACCCTGAAGATATTGTTAAAACAGAGGTTTTGTGTATCCAGGTTGATACTATAAATCCAGTCGTAAATCCTTCACTCTGGGAGCAGTGTAGGGTTTCTGGGATACGACTTGATCCGTCTAGTGATACCTGGCTGGCAGTTGATCTCTCTCCAGACCGGAGGCAAGGGGCGCTGATTGCAGCGCAACGGCTGGAGGGAGATCGCTTTCAGGTCCAATTGCTGCAAACTTGGAGCAACTCAATCAACCTTGATGATAAAGCAATTGCAAATGACATTGCAGATTGGGTTAGAAAATACCCGGTTCAATTAGTTGCCTACTCAGCGCGAACCGCATCGGCGGTTGCTGCAAGATTAAAACCTGCTGGGATACAGATTGAGGCAGTAGATGGTCAAGATTATGCACAAAGTTGCGATGAGTTTCTCGGCGCTATTGGCAGCCAACGCCTTGCGCACTCGGACCAACAGGAATTGACAACTCAATGTCTTAGCGCCGTTAAATTGCCGTATGGGGATGGAGGTTGGGTTATGGGCCGAAAAGTAAGCAACGCGACAATTTGCGCGGCTATCGCATCTGCCCTTGCAACTCACTACGCAACTCGCCCTGCAACTGAGATTGATATAATTGCCTCATAAGCCTTTAAGCGGTAAAATGCGACATAATGGGCGCAATTCAAGATTTCTTTTTTCCAAAAGTCATTGCACAAAGACCTGACAAGGTTAGTGATGTGACTGCCGCTCTAACGCCTATTCAAATAACAGATTCCGTCTATAACATTCTGGGCGGTTCAACAAATTCAACTAGACAACTGGCTATGTCCGTTCCAGCAGTTGCTAGGGCAAGAGGAATAATCTGTGGAACAATCGGATCGTTGCCTTTAACAACTTTTAATCGCTTAACTGGACAATATGTTGATCCGCAACGCGTAATCAATCAACCTGACCCAAGAGTTGCAGGTTTTGTTATTTATTGCTGGCTCGCCGAAGATATTTGGTTATATGGCGCAGGTTATGGTCAAGTTTTAGATATGTATGCCGCAACAGATGGCGGCCGAGTAAGAGCCTGGACCAGAATTAGTCCAGAGAGAGTGACTGTGGATACTGATCCGCGCAACATCGAAATTAGAGGATACAAAGTTGATGGCAAGGCAGTTCCTCTTAATGGCGTTGGTTCATTAATTAGATTCGATGGACCGGATGAAGGTTTATTGCATCGCGCAGGCAAAACAATTGCAGCAGCAGTTTATCTAGAAAACGCAGCAGTCAATTATGCAAAAGAACCTGCTCCATCAATGATTTTAAAAAGCAGTGGAACAAATCTGACATCCGAAAGAATTTCTGCATTGTTAGCCGCTTGGAAAACTGCGCGCCAATCGCGCAATACGGCATTTTTAAATGCTGACATTGATTTGCAAGAATTTGGTTTTGATCCCCAAAAATTACAACTCGCGGAGGCCAGGCAATATGTCGCTTTAGAACTTGCAAGAGCCTGTGGCATCCCGGCTTACTTCTTGAGCGCCGAATCAACTTCAATGACATATTCCAATGCGGTTTCGGAGCGGCGCTCATTAGTTGATTTCTCACTTCGCCCAATACTAAAAGCGATTGAGGAGCGTTTGTCACTCCCGGATTTTCTACCAAATCCAGTGATGGCGCGTTTTAGCCTTGATGACTTCTTGCGCGGTAATGCGTTAGAAAGAGCGCAAGTCTATGAAATTCTAAACCGCATTGGCGCGATGAGCGTTGAGCAAATTCAAAGAGAAGAGGATTTAATTCCAAATGCGAATTAATATGCCAATGGTTGTCACCGCAGCCGATACGATTAAAAGAACAATTAGTGGCAACATTGTCACTTGGAACGAAAAAGGCAACACCTCGGTTGGACCAACAGTTTTTGCAGCCGATAGCATTGAGATAAAGCCCGTTAAGTTGCTTCTCGAACACGACCGCACTCGCCCAATTGGTAAAATGATTTCCCACCAAGTGACAAAAACTGGCATTGAAGCAACCTTTAAAATTGCTAACACAATGGCAGGCGAAGATGCGCTTGTTGAGGCAACCGAAGGATTGCGCGATGGTTTTTCCGTTGGCGCACAAATCAACGAATGGACAAATGTTAAAGGCGTAATGCAAATTACTTCAGCAAGTCTTGAGGAAGTCAGTTTAGTCACTGATCCAGCAATTGATTCTGCTCGCGTTAGCGAAGTGGCAGCATCCGACAATGAAACACCAAAAGAAGATTCTGATTTGGCAACCGCTAATTCAGACAAAACAACCGAAGGAGAACAAGTGTCTGACACTACCGCTCCTGCTCCTGCCGTAGAAGAAGCGGTAGAAGCAGCCAAAGTAGAAGCGACTGCGCCAAAGCCAGCGTTCTACACCGCACCTCGCCTTGAATTTACTAAGGCAAAATATCTAGAATCATCCGTTCGCGCGCTACTAGGTGACGACACTGCTCGCGCTTATGTTCGGGCAGCAGATGACAACACAACAAACAACGCCGGTCTAAATCCGACCCGCCAACTAACAGAGGTTATCAACGCGCTATCCGATGGGGATCGCGGTTTTGTTGATGCACTTTCAAAAGGCGTTTTGCCTGATGCTGGTATGTCATTCGAAATTCCAAGAATGACAGTTGTTCCAACAGTTGCCGAAGTTGCCGAAGAAGGCGCAATTGGCGAAACTGGAATGGAAAACAATTTCCTAAGCGTTCCTGTTAAGAAGTTTGCAGGTGGCCAGGAATTTTCTGTTGAGTTGCTCGACCGCAGTTCGCCATTATTTTTTGACCTTTTGGTCACTGAGATGGAGAAAGCGTATTTAAAGGCAACAGATGAATTTGTCACTGCTGCAATCGCACTTTCAACAAACCCATTTGCTTACGCTGCAAACTCAGCAGCAGGCATCGTTGCTTACACCGCAGGAACCGCAGCAGCAATCTATGAGAACTCTCTTGGATTTGCTCGCAACCTTGTCGTTTCACCAACACAGTGGGGCAACATTATGGGCTATAACGATCAAGGCCGCCCAATCTTTACTGCAAGCCAGCCACAAAATGCTGCCGGCGCACTTAACCCTGGCAGTATTCGCGGAACAGTCAATGGTCTAAATCTTTATGTTTCAAGATCAATTGGAACTGTTGCAAACACAACTGATTCAGGATTGGCATCAATCTTCACAGTTAATCCAGATGCTTTCACCTGGTTCGAATCATCTCGCTTCCGTCTAGAAACTGCGATGATTGCAAATGGTCAAATCAAAGTGGCCTATTATGGCTACGGAGCATTAGCGCAGAAAATTGTTGCTGGCATACGCCACAACAACACTGTTGGTGCTTAGTCAATAAATAAAAGTGAGGGCCGGTCCGCTCCCGAGCCGGCCCCTCACCCCTTAGTTTGAAAGGATAGGAAATGCCTACAATTGTCACCGCCAATGAGTTGCGCGCAGTTTTAGGCGTTTCTTCATCCCTGTATAACGATTCTTATCTTAATGACATCATTGATTCTTGCGAAGCCATATTGCTTCCTATGCTTGTCACTTACAAATCGCCAATCGCTCAAGTCAAACGCGAAAATGGTGTTGCAACTTTTACAACTCAAGGCGATCACCCTTTTAGCATTGGCCAGTCTGTTGTCATAACCGGCGTTAATGCCACTTTTAATGGCACACATACAATCACCGCCGTTGGTCCAGAGTTTTTCTACAATTTCCCAAGTTTCCCAAATGTTGTCGCAGTAGATGTTTCATTGCTTAATCTAGAATTTTCTGTTGATCTTGCTGGAGCCGATGTCACTAAATTTAATGTTATTCCTGCCGGCATTGCTGCCCTAAGTGGCGCATCAACTTATGTTGGCAACGCGGCAGTCGAATCGGCAGTGCTTTCCGTTTGTGTTCAGATTTTCCAAAATAGAACTGCCGGTGGAGGAGCAATTGAAGGCGTTGATTTTACAGTGACACCTTTTAGAATGTCGCGCGGATTGCTTTCATCTGTTGCTGGACTGCTTGGACCTTTTATGGATGTTGAAACGATGGCTCAATAATGCCAGAGATTGCCGACACTAGGGAAGCAATTAAAACTGCCATTTCTTCAGTTGCAGCCAATGTTTATGACTTTGTGCCTGAAACTCCTCAAGTGCCTTTTGCTGCCGTTGTTCCAGGATCACCTTATTGGGAATTTGAAACAATCGGCAAAACAACTTTTAGATGTAAATTAAACTTTTTGATTTCCGTAGGTGTTGCCTATTTTTCTAACTCAGCCGCATTAGGCAATTTGGAGGTCTTGACAAAATCCATTGTCCAGGCTTTACCAAGCGGCTATGAACTTTCGGTGGTCGAATCGCCCGTTGTCAATACAGTGGGAACAAATACGATTTTGACCAACGATATACGCTTGAGCATCCGCTACGAGCAAACCGCATAGGAGATGAAATGCCAACAACAATAATCACCGGGCGCGATGTGAGTTTAACCTTAAATGGCTCCTCATACGATGCCCAAGCAACATCCGCAGTCCTTTCCAATGAACACACTATTGAAACCTATCAAACCCTGGATGGTCGAGCATATAAGGCTATTGATGATCAATGGACCTTTACAATCGAACTTCTTGCCGATTGGGGAGCAGTCAGTTCTTTATTTGAAGCAATGTGGAATGAAGCGACAAATTATGCAAATAGCACTGTTTCAGTTTCCTTAACTGCAATAACCGGTGCAGTATTCGCATTTAATGTTTTGCCAATTTACCCAACTGTTGGAGGCGCTGCACCTGGAGCGCAAACTGACACTTGGACTTTTACAGTCATTGGCGAACCAACGCCAACCTTTAGTTAAGATCGGAGCATCGGGAGATGAAATTACCAATCACAATTGAATACAACTCGGGCGAGAGTGCAACTTACATTGCGCAACCGCCCGAGTGGGCCAAGTGGGAAAAACAAACTGGTCACACATTGGCGAAGGCTAATGAAGTTATCGGCATTTGGGATTTAATGTTTCTGGCATACAACGCGCACAAACGCCAAGCAGCCGGAAAGCCAGTTAAGCCTTTTGATGTTTGGATGGAAACAGTTGCAGACATTACAACTGGAGAATCTGACCCAAAAGTCATCCCCCAGGAAGCATCAGCCGAACTTTAGTCGAGTTGGCAATTCGGACTGGAGTTCCAATGCAATTCTGGGATGATGCAGATGACATTGCAACTGCTGCTGAGATTTTGGAGGGTAAGTGACTTACGAACAGGGGCTTGTTTATGATCGCAGAGAACTGGCCCAAATTATCCGAGCGTTCAAAGCGATGGATGCTGAAGCCACAAAAGTGGCTGCTCAAACTGGTTTTGAATTATCTGAATTTGCTGGTTCCAAAATTAAAGAAGCCGGCTATTCGCGCTACATCAATCCAACCGCAGTCCGCAGAATTGTTGATGGCGCATCAATATCAAAGACATCAAAAATTGGACAAATCTCATATGGGTTTGCGCGCCAGCGTTTTTCAGGTGGTGGCACAACAAGACAACTCTGGCCTGGCTTCGAATTTGGATCAAAGAAGTTTAAACAGTTCCCTACATCTTCAGGTCGTTTTGGTAGAGGAGGGCGCGGCTGGTTTATTTATCCGACCCTTCGCGGTATTCAGCCTCAATTAGTGAGAAAATGGGAAGAGAAATTTGCCGATGTTTTAAAGATTTGGGGTAAATAATGGCTGGAGATAGAACCCTCAAACTTAGTTTTCTTGCCGACACAAAGAACCTGATTGATGGCCTTAACAAAGGTCAAAAGGAAAGCCAGACATTTGGCGACAAGATAGACAACATCAATCGCAAGGTTGGTTTGGCTTTTGCTGCAATGGGCGCTGCTGCCACTGCAATGGCGGTTAAATTTACAAAAGATGCAATTGGTGCTGCTTCCGATTTAGAAGAAACAATTTCAAAAATTGGTGTTGTATTTGGGGACAGCGCATCAGAAATAGAAAAATTTGCTGAAACTGCCGCAAAAGATATTGGTCAATCAAGAGTTCAGGCTTTAGATGCAGCAGCAAGTTTTGCTATTTTTGGAAAGGCTGCTGGATTATCTGGACAAAACTTAGTTGATTTTTCTTCAGATTTTGTTGTCCTTGCATCTGATCTTGCTTCATTTAACAACACAACTCCTGAAGATGCTATTAATGCTATTGGTGCTGCTTTACGCGGCGAGGCCGAGCCACTTCGCCGTTATGGTGTTTTGCTTAATGATGCAGCACTTAAATCCGCTGCAATGGAACTTGGCATCTATAACGGGACCGGCGCTCTTACCGCTCAACAAAAAGTTTTGGCTGCACAAAAGGTTATTCTTGAACAAACAAATGATGCTCAAGGTGATTTTGCTAGAACCTCAGATGGTCTTGCAAACTCTCAAAGACAAATAGAGGCTGCGGTTGCAGATGCTCAAGCGCAACTTGGTGAAGCGTTATTGCCCGTAGTTCAAGAACTTGCTAACTTTGTAAAAGACACAGTTATTCCAAATCTTGAAGGTTTTATTGCGGGACTTACCGGCAGAGGCGGCTTAACAGATGGCTTTGATACATCACAAATTGCCGCAGTTGAATTTGGAAAAAAAGCCCGAACAGTATTTGATGCTTTGATTTCTTTAAAAGAAGTTGCTCTTGTCACGGCTGCAACCCTGGCTGGAATTTGGGCAGTTAGTAAAGTTCAAGCGGCGGTTGTTGCAACTATTGGATTTATTAAACTTTTAATTGGTGCATACAACGCTTTAAAAACCTCTGCAATTGTTGCAGCAGTTGCCTCTCGCTTGGCACTTAATCCGTTGGCTGGCGCAGCAGCCTCAGCAGCAGTTTTTGCAGTAGTAGGTGCAGCAGCAAAATTAGCAGAGAAATTTGACACTCAAGCGGCTGAAAGCACTCAAACATATAATCAACAACGCGAGGCACAAATTGCGGCTAATGCAGCAGGAAGATCAACGGGAACAGTCGGAAGTGGATTGCCTGGAACAACATCATCCGGCATTAGTTTTCCTGATATTACTGGCGCGACAACAACAGGCAGGACATCTAGTGGCAGGGTGATAAGCAGCGTTAAGCCTGCTCCAACTTTGATTGAACAAGTTAGCGAAGAAAATTTTATTAAAAGAATAGCAGGAACAGGATCATTTGATTTAGCAGGATTTAGACAAGGCGAAGAAAAAGACCGCGTTGTTATTAACATCAATGGCGCTATTGATCCTGCCTCGACTGCTAGACAAATTGCCGACATTTTAAACAACGAAGCATCCGTTGCTGGATCATTTAACAATCTTGGTGTCAGTAGATTTGCAACAAGGGCTGAGTAATGTCTTGGACTATTGATCCAACAGTTAGCATTAATGGCACTGATTTCACCAGCGAATCACTCAATGGAGTTTCTGTTAATTATGGCCGCTCTAGCATTTGGGAGCAGCCTCGCTATGGATATGCCAGCATACAAATAAAAAATGACACAAATACACCTCTGGCGATTTCTTTAAATGAGCCTGTGGTCATCAGTATTGATAATTTCACCGGCACTCCAACTATTGTTTTTACCGGCAAAGTTTCTGCTATTTCTAATTCTGTTCAAGCCATTGGAGGAAATGCAACTGTTGTTTTGCATAATGTCACCGCAGTGGCACCTTTAGCAGATATGGCTCGCGTTATTACTCACACAACGACCTGGCCAAAAGAATATGACGATGCGCGCTTGACCCGTATATTTACCGATGCCGCAGTGACAGTAGATGTCATAGATACTCCAGGCGTTTATGAATTTACTAACGCTACTGCTAATCCCACTGATTGCTATACCGCAGCCGCCTATTATGCTCAAATGGGTTTTGGTTATATCTATGAAACAACAGGTGGGGCGGTTGGCTACGCTAATGAATCAAGGCGAACAGTTGAAGCCGCGACTTATGGCTATTTTAACATCCCAACAAATGTCATTTTGGGCAATAGCATCCAATCAGAAATAAACACCAACAACTTAATTAATGATGTTCTTTTAGAATACAAAGCGAACGCAACTGTGACCTCAACAAGCGCCGGATCAATAAGCACTTTTGGCCTCCGAGCAACTGATATTTTAACCGAATTGGAAGATGGCACAGAGGCTCAATTTCAGGCAGACAGATACATCACCTTGCGATCAACGCCGGAAACTGTTTTGCAGAGTTTCACAGTCCAACTAAATGCCCCTTCCATAACAAGCACAGTGCTAAATGGGCTGATTGCGGTATATATGGGCAAGCCCATCCAAGTCAGCGCGTTTCCTAACGGCATTTTTAACGGCATTTTTAGAGGGTTTGTTGAGGGCTGGAATATGACTATCAGCCGTAATACGGCCACCCTAAATCTGAATGTCACCAAGAATACTTTGAGCATCACTCCAACGCGCTGGCAGGATGTTTCGGCAACGCTTGTCTGGAATGATGTTGATCCTGCGATAGAATGGAGCGACTTTGAATAGGGGACTAAATTGGCACTAAGCCCAAACTACAACTGGCCTGAGCCAGATAACAGTGATTTTGTTAAAGATGGCGCAACAGACATCCGGGCTCTTGGCGATGCCATTGATTCAACAGTATATGCTTTGGCGTTAAAAGTAGAAGCAGCAATTCACCCTTTCCTATTGATGGGAGCATAAATGGCAACAATATACAAAATTCTTGGACAAAGCGCACCGGCTGCAACAACTGAGGTTGATCTCTACACAGTTCCAGCGGCAACCGATGCGGTAGTTTCTTCAGTCACAGTGGTCAATCGCGGAACTGCTAGTGGCACTTTCCGCGTTTATGTCAGCCCAGCAGGAGCAGCAACTGCCAATGCTAATTATATTTTTTATGATGCTTCATTATCACCAAAGCAAACTGTCACTTTAACTCTTGGCATAACTCTAGATGCAACTGATGAATTGCGAGTTTATGCTTCAACTGCTGATTTTAGTTTTAATGCATTTGGGACGGAGATTGCGTAATGGGAGTTAATGTTTTTCCAAATGTAAAACAAACAAAAATCCAAGAATTTACTTCTTCTGGAACTTTTACAGTTCCTGCAAATGTTTTTGGAGTTTCTGTTGAAATCGCAGGAGGCGGTGGCGGAGCAGGTTCTATAAATTTAAATAGTGGAGGGTCCGGCGGAGGCGGCGGCGGGGCTTATTACAACAGATTTGCATCGGTGACACCTGGAGAATCAGTCACAATTACAATTGGTGGAGGTGGCGCTGGAGGCGCTTCCTCTGGTGTCAATGATGGTTCTACTGGAAGTTCATCACAATTTATTTCGACTTTAACTACCATAACCGCCGTAGGCGGCGGCGGCGGCGCTTCGATAGGGAACAGAGGTTTGTCGGGTGCTTGTGGTGGCGGTGGAGGGGCTTTAAAACTAGCAACCTCGCGAAATGCTGGTGGTGGTGGTGGCGGTATGGGTCAAAGTGGATTTACCGCATCCGACGAAAATGGTGGAGCAGGAACTGTCGGAGGTAGTGGTTCCGGAAGGGCGCAACATCAAACAAGTATTGGCACATCAATCGGCAATCAAAACGGGGGCGTTGGAATAAATGGCTTTTGTGGAGGTGGCGGCGGTGGTGGCGACAGTACTGATTATCGAGGTTCAGGTGCAAGTGGTGGCGGCGATGGAAGTCTAAATGCGGCTGGCAATAATGCTACTGCTAATACTGGCTCTGGAGGTGGAGGCGCAGGTGCATCTTCTTCAAGCAGTGAAAA